TCCGCTTCGGTACCGGACCCGCATTTCCTCGGCATCGCTCAGAGATTCGATGCGCTGGCCAGTCAAGGGCGTGCCGACGTCCTCCTGGACGACGGCGGAGGTCTTGGCTACCTCGGCCACCGATGCGTTCGCGCTCCGCAAGCCCTCCGCGAGTGCTCCGGCGTTCAACGAGATTCCCTCGCTCGCGCGGGACGCGGCGGCGCCGTCGCCGGCCTGGACGGCCTGCACGGTCTCGACGACTGCAGTAACGAGCTTGCCGGCGTAGATCGAGCTCTCCGAGAGGGTCTTCGATGCTTCGCACGACTTGTCCGTCAGGTACTGAGCCGCCTGCTTGCGCTCGAGGTCGACGAAACACCCGCTCAACAGAACCAGAACGACGATCATCACCGCACCGATGGTCTTCACGCCTGCTTCCTTCCGAGGGGGACGTCGTCCTTGTGCCGAAGGGTGTCCCACCGAGTTGTTACCGCGCCCTCTGGACAAGCCTCCCACACGTACCCCTTGATCGGCAAGAGAAGCGCCCGCGTGTTGTGGTACTTGATCGGAATGACTACTTCTCCCTGCCGGGTCTCCGGCTTCCCCAAGATTTGCGCGACCTCGCCCGACCGGAACGGAGCATCGAGCACGATCTTTCCCCGGAACTTCAACTCCGTCCACGCCGCGGCACCCTCGTTCCTGATGATCCTGATGAACGACGGATGCGCCAGGTTCTGCGTCAGGCTTATCAGTTCCTGTGTCCTCTTGCTCTGGTCGAGTTCAATCTCTTCCGGCGCCATCATCCGACACTCCTCCCCGCGGCGGCAGCCTCAGACGGCTGCACCCCACCGCCCAGCATCGTCTGCATCAGCGCGACGTCCTTGCCCACCCGCGTCGCCCCCGGCCGGTTCACGCGCTCGTATGTCCTCGTCGTGTGAGCCGGCTTCGGCGTCGGGTTTCCCGTCGGGCCCGCCCCCTGCTCCATCATCGACGGGTCGATCGGCACAATCAGGTCCTCGAGCTCCGGCATGTTCGTGTAGTCGGCGTACAGCTTCACCATCCGGTTGATGTCCATCGTCATGCCCTGCTGCTGGAGGAACGGCTGCAGCGGCATGAAGACGTTTGTCACCATCTCGTTCAGCTTCCGCACCTTCGTCGACGGCGAGTCCTCGCGCATCGAATGCGGGTTGATGTCGAAGTTGAAGTCAAGGAAGTCGCCCTGCCGGGTCTCGGGCGACCAGTCGACTTCGATGAACTCGCCAAGGCCCGGGATTTCCTTCTGCAGCGTCCGCTCCCGGATCGGGTCCGTCCACTCGTACCATGCGATCTTGTGCATGATCGAGCGGGCAAACTCCGACACGGCATCCTTCATGTCCTCGATGCTGCCGCCCGCGGAGCTCTGCAGCATGCCCTCCTGCTTCGCGGTGTCCGCCATCGGCGACAAGCCGCCGAGCGTGTCGAGGTTCCCCGCGGTCCAGGAGAACACGTCCTTCAGTTGTAGAAAGAAGGCCAGCACCGTCTGGTCGAGACCGCCGACCGAGAACTCCTGCGGTGGCTGCCCCTCCCAAAAGATGCCGTCGCCGTCGTTCGACGTCTTGAACCGATTGGCACTCTCTTCATCCGAGAACCCCACCACGCGCTTCTGCTTCTGCGCCTGGCTTGCCATCCGACGGAACAAACTGTTCGCCAACTCGTGGATGTTCTTCAGGCTCGAGAACGGCGCCATCGGCATCGCGTTGTCCGGAACGTCGTTGTACCACACCTTGTGATAGGGACCGTCATCCGTCGTGTCGAGCTTGATGATGCTAAGGGGGGATTCGGGCTTCGCGGCAAGGTACGTCACCAGTTCCCGGCTCTCTGGCAACCAGACGTCCCACACCGACAGGCGCGCGCGGTAGCTGTCCTCGCCCGACGTCGGCTCGTGCGACATCGACTCCGCACGGTCCTCGCCCGACTCGGTCTGCATCCCGAGGTCGTCCGACTTGACGTCGAGTTCCTTCATCTTGTCCGGGTAGAGTCGAACAAGCTCGTCGAACTCCTTGTAGTATTTGTCGCCCTCAAACGCCGGCGAGTACGCACTCCGAGCCGACATGTCAACCACGTAGTCGTCGAACGAAACCTTGAAGACGAACGGATCCGTCACGTCAACTTTCTCGCCTTGGTAGTCCTTCTGGCCCTTGCCCTCGAGACCCACCTTCACGACAGCGATCGGCGAGAACAACGAGTCCGTCACCGCCCGGCGGAGCGTGATGCCGAACTTCGTTTCCCGCGAAGCCTCGTCGCAGGCCAATTCAAGATCACGCGCAAGCGCGCGGAGCTCGACGTACGGCGACGTGATGTTGGCTGACGGCGCCCGCACCACAAGCTGACGAACGTAGATTTGCGTGGCCATCGCCAGCAGGTACAGGTAGACCGTCTTCGTCTCGCCGGCACCCCTCGCGTAGTCAGACCCGACAAACGCTTTGATTAGAGCCGTGCGCTTCGCACGAAATGGCGCGAGCTTCTGGTAGGAGTCGCGTACGGCGAGAACGAGCCGCTTGAAGTCGCGCGGTTTCCGAGGATCCATCTACCGCTCCACCACGGCCATCAGATATACCATCGAACCCCTGGGCCGTTCGACATTCGTCCAGAGCGCCTCGAGGATCTTTCCCACGGCGTCCGACGCGAAGCGAACAATCTCCGCACTTGACGCCGCCTGACAGTTGATCCCGACCTTGCACAACACCACGTCGCCGATCTCCGGCTCGTTGCGCTCCACGGGGACCGTGCTTGTGGGAACTTCAAACGCCACTTCCGGCTCCCTGTGGACACGAGGTTCATCGGGCATATCGGGCATGTGGACCTCTTTCTTTCGGGCCGAACGCTGTAGTCCCTCGATGGTAACACGCAAGGACGTGTTGTCCACGGCTTTTCTGCAACTCGTCACGCTTCCGGCACGCCGACGATATTGATGGTTCACCAGTCCTCCTGCCCTGCCGCGGCCACCGCCAACGCATCTTCCCGCATCCGCCACGCCGGCGACATGTACGGCGGCTCTTTCCGCTCCTTCTCGATTTCCGTCTGCTTGACCGACAGCAACCGGCTCACCAGCGCGTCCGCTATCGCCTCGTCACCGTGCGCGTCATGCGCACCCGTCGGGTCCTGGCTGCCGACCGACTTCGCGTGCTCGATCTTCCCGCCGGGCTGCACGACGAACTGAAGGTACTCGCGCATCCCCGGCTCCGAGGGATTGACAAACGTCCTGTCCTGCAGGACGATCCGGTAGTCGCGCAGCAACACCGCCCGGTCCTCCGAGTTCATGAAGAACCCCGGCTGGTCAGTGATCCGCGCCCGCGCCCGCTCCTCCGAAATCCGGTAGTAGATCCGCGGGTACTTGTGCTCCATCACTCGCTTCGTGAACGACCTGCCCGGCGCACCCGTCGCGTCCCAAATCATGAACGCCTTGTTGAACCACTTCGCCAACGCCACCGTCTCGTCGGCGAACTTCTCCGGCGGCGAGTTCGAGTCGCGCCACGCCGCCACCTTCCGGCCCGTCCCCTGGTCCATGACGCACGAGGCAGAGTTCGACGCGCCCGTCCCCATCGACACGTCGCTCCCAATACCAAACTTCCGCCCGCGCAGGTACTCCTTTCCTGGCAGAATACCATTGCCAGGGATCTGAAACCAGAGCGACAACGGGCCCTTTGAGTCGACCTCGAAACCCTCCGGCTCCAACGTCATCGGATCGTAGTGCAGCCGCCCCTGCATCATGGGAGGTGTGCAGTATTCCGCAATCAACATGTCGATGAACTGCGCGTCGAAGAACTGGTAGCTGGACCCGAGGAAGTCGATGTTCAGTTCCTGCGCGATTTCCTTCATCGACACACAACGAGCACACTCCGAGTCGTACCACGGACTCCGCAACTCACCGTCGAGAATGAATGGATAGTCCTCGGGGAAGTTCAGGTACCGCGGCTCCCCCCACTCCTTGCGCAGTACCTTCACACTCCCCGAGAACTCATCCAGCCGCTTCAGCCGATATACCCCCAACGAATCCTTTTCCGACGTGTAAAGACCAGCCCGGTAATCGGGATGCTTTGACCAGTGCATCCGCCGAATCTTCGCACCCGAGTTGTGGACGACGTCGTAGAAGGCGTCGGCGTTTCCCTGCGGGGTGGAGT